TTGAAGATGGTAGAGAATTAGATGCAACATATCCAAAATTTTCTGTGCTATCAGTATATACGTTTTGAACATCTCCTAAGATGGCAGAATTTCCATATTCTATGGGAGCACCTGTACTTCTTGCTTTGTTAATTTTTCTTCTTAAACTATACTCTACATTGGGACTTGGATTAAAAGTAAAATTATCTAAACTAATTGATTTTTTATCGGGAGAAATATCAACTACATGAGTAATACTTGAAGATGATGTAGGAAATACTACTTTTCCTGGATTATTACCACTACTTTCTATAATTTCGACACTATCTCCTTCTTTTAAACTGGATTTGTCGATTTCACTTTTTAATGTTAATGATAAATTAACACCAAAATCTTTTATTTCATAAGATGAACTAGTATTGTATATCCATGAATTTGCAAAAATTTCTTTGTATGTTCTGTTGCCAATACTTGGGTTTAAAATTAAATCACCAACATTATTGACAGAAATTGTATCACCTTCAGAAATATTTAAATCATCGGACACCTGAATAAAATTAGATAATACTCCAGTTAATCTTATTTCTACTCTTTTATCCGAATCCCCATCTTCATAACCAAAATAAATCTCATCGGATCTAATATTACTTGCAGAAGAGATTGTCGATGCAACTCCAGTACATCCAATAAATTGATTAACAGTTTTATCAGAATAAGTTATGCTATTGATACCAGAAATAACCATTCCAGTCTGTGCAAAACCAATCGTAGAGTCTACACTAATTACAGAAGCACCTATGGCAACAGTTTCAATATTTTTTGTGCTAGGGGTAATAGCAAAATTGCCCTGAATTGTCGAGGATTCGTCATATCCAATAAAGAGAGATAATTTAAAATATTGCTTATTATTTCTAGTGAAAGGTTCTATTTCAGATATTGCTGCTGTAGTTCCAGAATCTGTAGATTTGGTTATTGTTTGTCCTACTAATTTTGAAGGATCTCCACTAATTACTTCGGCAATTGCGATTTCTCTTCTGAGATACTCTGCAGAAGATGGTTTAATTAAATAATCTTCTAAATTTACTACTCTTGGTGTTGCTCCATATAAAACATTAAATAAAATTCTAAATGATTCGTCAGTTCCTTTCGATTGATAAAAAGATTTTGCTTCTTTTATAAAATTTCCAGCATTTAATTCTTTTGCAAAATCAACATCTTCTAATCCAGGAGCAAAAGTATATTTTAATTTTTTATAAAAATCTCTTAAAAATAAAGAACTTAAATTATATACTGTTGCATCTTCATTATGGTTTTCTTTTGAGGTATCAGAAAATACAAGTTCCTCTTGATTTAATTCACTATGGTATGAAGTAATCCCACTAAATCCACGTTGACATCCAGTGAATGAATTTGTAGTGATTCCAGTATAGGTTATAACCTCATTATTAATCTTAAATAGACCATATTGACTTGGGAATCCTTTAGTGCTATTTACGGCGATTGTAGTATCCGTAGAAGAGATTCCTGAAGTGGCATAGGTGCTATCAACTATAACTTCTGGAGTCAGATTATCTAATTTTAGATATTGATCCAAATTATCAACAATATCAACTGGTCCGCCTTGATATTCCTGAGAAATATAATATTGCTTTAAAAATTCTACTGTTTTTGGATTTTCATCCAAAATGAACTCAGGAAGTTGATTGTCAATAATTTGTTGAATCTTGACTTTAGATTCAAATCCAGTCTGTATCATACTACTCTCTTATTAAATTCCCGTTTAAGTAACTTGATGTGTAATAGTCTCTATTAAATACCGTTCCCGATATTTCGTCTCCTGATGAAATAACATCCTTCACCATATTTATTGAACTTGCTGAGATGTTAAAATTAAGATATAAATCTTTCAATCCAACCACATCATTTGACTCTGGGAATGCCTGAATTTCAATAATATTGTTTTGTTTTTCTGTTGAAGTAATTTTTATAGTGTTAATATTAAGTTCACCTTTAATATAATCAACAGTTCCTGCTGATTTTACAACAACTCTTGTCGATTCATTACTAACTGGTTTTACAATTGACAAAATTCCTGTCATTCCATCAGAATTGGGAATATCTGTCAAATAAACAACATCAGGATCAGATGCAATTCTAAATCCTGTCGATTTAATGTTATATCCAGTTGAATTTATATGAAATCTATTTCCATAACACAATTCATACTGTGCAAATTGATTTATAATTGCTTTTAAATCTCTTCTAATCCTAACCTTAGTAATATTAGAAGTTATAGAAGTATTAGTATTGTCAATAATTTGTTGAATTTTACTATATCTAAATCTTCCTCCAAATTTGTTAATTTCTAAAGAATTTGAGTACGTTTTAAGGGTATCCAACACTCTTGTTTTCAAAGTTTCGGCAGTTGATATTCTTGAATAGTCATAATAAACTGAAGAATCAATTTCAACATATAAAATTTTGAGATCTGTTATTTTTTGGTTTATTCCAGAGACAGTATATTGTTTTAATTGTGATAAAATTCTAGATTTATTAAAATCAGAGACAAAAGTTCCATTTTTTGGTTTAATGCTGATATTTACAGTACCAAATTGTGGAGGAACCATCTCTTCTCCACCAACCACGGCAACAGATTCTGTATCTGGATAAATGCTCTTAATAATTGCCTCATAATCACGACCCGTTACTGCTCTAGATTGTGCAGAATATATCTTTGGAGCGTAATATCTAACTGAATCAATAGATTCAATTTCAGATCCATTCTGAGATGCACGATTTAACGTGATTGTTATATTAGATGGATTGATATTGTTGTTTTCTGATGTCAAAAAACTTCCAGCCATGGAGAAATTAGATACTCCATTGCCTTCAATCCCATTTGATATAATATAATTGGCAACAATTATATTACCATCGGAATTTTGATCGGTTCCAAGTTTTTTTCCTATTAATCCATCACCAAAAAGCAATTGATATTTTTCATCTTGTATCTCTTGAAGAAGATAAATCTGAGAACTTGGAGTTACATTAACAATATTATCAACTAAAGAGTATTCGATCCCAATTCCTATATCATTTTCTTTTTTGATATAAACTTTTAAGGTAGAGGTATCGACAAATGAATTATCAATGATAAATTTTTGATCGAGAGAACCATCATATAAGAATTGTTTGGTTAAATATGTGCCTTCATAAATTTCAATATTATCAAAAGTTGCAACTCCATTAACAAAACCTCTAGTAAGGTCCTCGGGTATTGAAAATACGTATGAAGTATTAGCAGAAGTGCCTGTGCATACAAGACCTCTCTGAAGCGTCACCTGAGCAGATGAATCTCCATCGGGTCTTTGTATTGAAAATGATATTTGTGCCCTTGCAGAGGTTCTAGAGCGGGGTACATAACCAATATTTCTTGCTAATGAAACAACATTCTCTCTGAGAGTGGCAGAATCCAAAAAGGATTCATTCACAATCATATTTGAGTTGAATGCTGTGATATATGTGTTATATGCTAGAGTGTCTATTAAGACAGAAAAGTTAGATCCCTCAAAATCAAAATCGGTGAAAGTTGAATTTGCACGAAGATAATCCTTGATGGATGTTTTTATTTGATCAAAATCTAGATTTGTATACTTAGTAAAAGGCATATTATCTCGTTGCCTCTAATAGGAAAGAAAATTCTTGAGTTGGAAACTCTTGTCCGATGATATCAAAGATGATTGTAGCATTAAAGGTATTCCTATCCGGAAAAGGATCAACCTGGACCTGTACGTTATCAATTCTTGGTTCAAAGTTTTCAAGTGCAATCTCTATTTGATTTTGAATTACTGATGCAGTACCAAAATCAACAAATTCGAAGAGACTACTTCTCACTTCAGATCCTAATAAGGAATTAAAAAATCTTTCAGTGGGGATAGTTTCTACTATATTTCTTACGGATCTACGAATCGCGTTCTCATTTTTTAATATTTGTAGATCTTTGGTGATAGGATGTGCGTCAAAAGACAAACTAATATCTTTAAATGCTCTTGATATCCTTTGAATGGCCATTGACAAGGAGTTTTTCTTTATTTATAACTTAATAATTAGGAATTTGATCCTCGGTTTTATGTTCTTTGGCAGTTTTCCAAAAATAATTGTCATCATTACCAAGTCCATCACGATCATGACCATTTTCTACCTGGTAATAAACAGTCGAAACTTTAAAATCTGGAATCTTTGGTGTCTCTGGTGTCAGACTATTATCAAAAATACGAGTTCTATTATTTGGATAGAGACAGAACTGCCCATTATCAAGTTCAATTAGGTTATGAGACTTATGTTCTGATGGATTTTCACTGGTCGAATAATCAATTGCATCAGCATCTTGATGATAATTATCGATCGTGCAAACATAAGTGCCCGTTTGAGTTCCATAATCACGAGTATAAACTTCAAAATGCATTGAACCAATGAATTGCTTTTGAATTGTTGTAACACCATAATCCATACAGTTCCAAAATTGTAGATTATGAAGTGTCATATCAGGAGTTGGTTTTTCCGGAGACGAGACAAACGCGCTTATAGGTAACTTATCATACATTGCGGCATACTCTGGTAAGTACGTTTCAAAATAAAAAGCACGCCCAGGCATCGATTTAACCGATACCCAGACGCCCTTTACAAATTCACCATGACCACTTTGATGATCGGTGAGATATTCTTTTCTTACCCATACTTCATAGGCAGGTAAATTTGAGATCAAACAAGACATGAAGAAAGTTTAATAGTTAATACTATCTATTATCTTCCCTGACCTCTATACTTTTTACGAGCCGCGTTTCTGGATGTTGCAGAATACGTCGTGTTCTTACCACTACCTTGACGAGTTTTTTTCGGTTTTGATTCAATGTTTCTTTCACCATTTAAACCAACCTTTGATCGTACTGCCATAAGACTCCTTATTCCTCAATAATAATTTCAGTTCTAATGTTACCTGATTGACCTGTCTCATAAAATTCTATGGACAGGTCCTCTATCTTATCAAAAAATTCTTCAGTGCTCAATTGATCATAAAGAATTTTATCATCTACAAGAATTCTATAAAATTCCTGACGTGCCATCTTAGATTACTCGCATCTTTTCGTGCCCAACGCGAACACGAGGATCACACCAAATCTCGAAACCTGCCTCCTTTGCATCAAGGCAGAATGAGACATCCTCTCCACACATATCCTGTACTTCGCCACTCTCGAAGACTTGCATCTTCGGAGCAAACCATGGATACTTCATCTCACTATTCTCCCAGACTCCGTGCTTGATGAGTAACCATCCAAATCCGGCATAATCTACGGTGAATGGAGATCTGCGCTTTGAAATACTCTCAACCGTTTCATGATTCATCACACCGCCATTATTACGGAAATCATCCTCTTCCATCCAGTGTGCTACTGAGGTCGTTCTACCATCTTCTGTGGCATACCATCCGGATGCAATGTCTTGATCCATTAGAACCAATTGCCAAAACTTCTCAGTATTAAAAATAATATCACTATCAATCCATAACTGATAATCATACTTTAATTTTCCGTCCCAGGGCAATTGGTCCGGACCACGCAATACATTTGCTCCAAGACACTTGCACCTTGCAAAGTTAACCATGGACGAATAGTCCTGCGAAATCTGGATGCTTGCTCCCGATTGTACTAAGTCAAAACAAAGTTGTACGAAATTCTTTAGATAAGCATAAGAACATCCTCTCCCTGGAAGACAAAAGACAATTGCCTTTCCTCTTACCATCTCTTTTGCTTTATCATAATCCCACTCTGCAGTTTTTTTGACCGGCGTTTTTGCCTTTACTGTGAATCCCTTTGCCATAAGAATAACAATTTACTTTCGAATCATACAACATTATATAGCGATTGTCAAGGACTCTTTTCTTCTGCTAAAACAATCTCATCTCCATCCACTAACCACCTTAAAGTAGTGCCCTCATACCATTGCATCTCATTCAAAATTACTTCGGGCACCGTTACATAATAATCCCCAGTCACAGGATCGACCTCTACTTCACTAAAAATTTTCTCGGAATTTTTTTGCATATACGCGAACCTTACACTTGATTTTATATAGCGAAAAAAAATTTTATGTGCCTTGGAATTTTATCGCGCTCTTGGAAACCTTTGTAGGTTAGGGGAGTCATGGGTTTTTATAAACGCCCCCCCTTAAACGGGGGGACTGCTGTATTCACGAACGACTGATTATGAGACTGTTGTGAACTTAGTGTTGTTGAAGTTAGCAACAGAAAACTGCTGACGATTAACCAACTTATATGTACCTAACTCAGTGGAATAAACATAACCCTCACCATCGATTCTATCCTGACCGAGGTATGCCTCAGGACCTACATTGCGGCACTGATTCATCAACTCTTCTTTCAAAACTATCATCAACCCGTAGAGGTGCATAAGTGACTCATTGCCCATGAAGTCCTCATTCGTCATAGGATAACCTTCGCGAATTGACTTATTCACATTTTGCTTAATCTGTGCGGCGTCTCTATCACTTACGAATGTTGTCTTATCATACACCTGACGAATCAAGTCTATGACGGGAGGCATCTCAAACTGATCCAATCCGTCATCATAATACCCGCTCCAGATATATGCCTTAGGGAACACGAACTTACAATAAACTGTATCGGTAATCATAAACCTTAGCGGTTCTGCCACGGCATCACGTAGGTCGGATTCTGCCGTGTAGAGCGTATGAGGTGCCACGATGATTTCCTCTTCTACGGTATCATCGAATTGATACGTGATTGTGTTCGGTGTGTATTCATCAGACCCACCGAATCCGATGAAGTCCCCCTGAATAATACCCCCGACCCGTGGTAGATAGTCGAAGCACTTATGCAGAATTGTTGCAACCTCTCCCGTGTGGTTTGCATCGATGTCCTGATGCGATTCGTTGATTTTGATCTTTACTTTGTTGAATACGGATTTGGTCCCAACGAAGAACTCACCCGATGCAGGATTGGTCCCCCAAACGATTGCCGGAGCACCATCAATCTTCACTGATAAATCACCCTTCAGTTTGAGAGATACCAAAAACGAAGTATCTCCGGTAAGGATTGTGTCTTCGGGATGTTCGATGTGAAGGTTTTTTGTCATGTTGTGAATTAGGATTTTGAAGGATTAGAGGGAGATTTGTATCAGGCGAGGCGCATACCGTTCCGGAACTCAGTGGTATGGAATTCGGTGCCAGTCCAGAGACGGACGAACCAGGTCCAGTTCTTCTGGAATACGCCTTCGCCAGAATAACCGAACGCATCACAGAGAGCGTTGAGACGAGATTTGGTGGTATTGGACTGGAAACCGCCGTCGTAGAGTTTCATTGAATCTTCATCAACCTCAGCGATCAGGTTGCCATGGAGATAGACTTTGGAGATGCCGTCCTCTGTCAAAACGCTGGTGTTGCCGGAGGTCCAGTTCTGGTTCGCCTGGACTGCGACGTTCATCTGGGTTTCGATTTTACGCATGAGAAGAGAAGAGGTTTAGAGCGTGTGGCGGGCGTTGTCCCCTCCACTTCTATACAATACACGGTTTTGAGGGTCGTGCCAAAATCGTGTGGCACTAGTCCGACTGTCACATGCGGTCTATGCTGCGCTGGATTGTTTCGTTACGTTCTTGCATAATTTGTACCATATCAGAATCCAGCAGATCGATGAGAAGATTAGCACCCAACAAAATAACAATGGCAGAAAGACAGATACGCATGAGTTTGTGTTACTTAAGGTTTGCTTTGTTGATGACTGTAACCCATTCAGTCGGAGGTGATAGTTTGTTGGATACTTTGACCCAACGACCTTTGAACTTAACGATGGTGAATTTCATAGGTTTGAATCAGTTACCGAAGAACTCATCATGACAATCAGCAACGAAATCTATCAGTTCGTCGGTTGCATCCAATGCAAAACGATCACATACCCAATCGACACACATATCAAGGGGAGGCATCATCTCCAACATGTAGTTTGCAAGGTCTGATGCGATCATCTCTTTCAGTTGGCGCATGTCACTTTGCATGGCATAGGTGCAAGGGTCGGTGTAGGTTTGCATTTGGTTGATTTTTTTCACCCTTCTACAATACACGGTTTTGAGGTCTGTGCCAAAATCGTGTGACACTAACTCAACCGTCCACGGGCAGCTGACCTGAGTGTTACTTAGTCTCCACTAATTCCTGCTGTTGTAACATTAGTTGCTCCTCTGTAACCTCATCCACACAGTCTTGAATCATGGTGTAGATGTAATCTATCTGCCCAACATCATCAAAGATACGTGCAACAAGTGTAGGATCATTTACCTCAATATCATAATCAACCTCACCATTTTCATCCTTCATATGAATATCTTCCTTGGTATAAATCCATGCGGCACATTCTGCATCTTCTCCCTGTTCTTTGATCATACTATTAACACGGTCTTGAAGTTGCTTGAGAGTGTAGTTCATGATTTGAATGAAGTGAGGTGAGTGTTACTTAGTCTCTCAATTATCAGGGAATTGTGCAAGTTTGGCATCTGCAAGTGCTGCTATCATAGTCCAGACCTTTTCTCCACTGATAACATTTTCGGCACAAATGTATTCTACTGAATCCTCAACGATTTCAAGGACTTCAATTGCTTGCATTTCAAGTTCGGTCATGGTAGTGTTAGATAGGGTGAATGAGTGAGTGTTACTTAGTAGTCTGTATTTCCTTCAATATATTCTTCCACATCAAACTTCTTATCATCTTCATATTCTTCCTTGTATTCAATCACATCATAAATCTCTCCTGGCATGTCATTAATCTCAGAGAAAATGTCAGTGTCGAAAGTGTCGTAATCCATTTTGATGAAAATTGTTTGACTTGAAACTACAATACACGGTTTTGAGGTCTGTGCCGAAACCTTGTGACACTAGTCCGACTGTCCACGGTCAGCTGACCTGAGTGTTACTTAGTCTATAAGTTCTTTCATCATGTTATTAACCTCGATTCCGTCTATCTTTACATCGTCCCACTTACATCCGTCTGGTGTTTCTTTACTTCCACAATCGAGAATCATACTTACCAGGTGACCATAAGTTCCACCATCCCTTGCAGTTTCACATGCCAGTTCATACAAACCAGGATCATTTCCGATCCAGAGAGCAACATTCCAGGTCTCCCAATTTGCCCAACCGTTGTAACCTTGCATTTGGTGAATTTCTGATGACTTAACTACAATACACGATTTTCAGGTCTGTGGCCGCCTCGTGTGACACTAGTTCGATTGGCACAAGACACTAGTTTTAAGTGTGCCAATCTACAAACTGACACACTAGTAGTTGTTAACTGTTTCTTTTATACTAATGTCAATATGTTCATCACCTTCTAGACCTAGAATATCAGTCCAATCGATATTCTCTACATCTAGATCTTCATAACACTCAATGTCTAATGTAACACTCACAATTCGTTTCTGTGCGTACATGTGTATCTCGTGTGATGTTTACGTATTATATCATGCGTAATGTCTATATGCAAGTGCCTGATAGTCTGTGCTATCTCGTGCATATTCATCATCTAGATCATATGTGTATTGTGTATCATGATGCATCTCGTCGAGCATATACATCTCGTCGCGAGTATCATGACATGATGTCTCGTAGTCCCATATGTAGAATGTCTCGTAGTCGTTCATGGTTCTCGTCGAGATATCTATTGTATGATTATATCATGTAATCTCGTTCTATGTCAAATGTAAGATCTAGACGAGATTTATAATCAATATATTTATACTATAAGATGTCTTTATGTTACAATTTATGTCTCGTCGAGAAAAATTTCGCGTCCCGTGGGTTGACAAACCGCGCTCTCCATGATACGCTCGCTAAACTTGCATAAGATGTGAGGTTTATGAGATACTTAAAGATATTAGATCTAAGGTTTAAGAGATACTTAGAAGATACTTGGAAGATACTTGGAAGATACTATACTCATAGTTTTCCACAGATAAACAACTAATATAAGGGTTTATCCACACAAATAATACACTTTTCCACAACCTTGTTAAAAAAGAGTTTTATATTTATAATCATATTTAAAACCTATTTTTTAATGTATTCTGTATCAATGGATACACTTTTAACTGAATTCCAGTGTCTCACCACTCCTGCCACAATAAAGACATTCGTCAACAGATAAGTCAGTAATATACCCGTTCTTAGAATACAAATAATATTATCATATCTCTCAGTCTTTTCATCATTAAAACTACCCAGAGTATACTTCCATACCTTAACTATCTCATTCATTATCATTCACCATTTGTAGATAGGACACTCACTTACCTTGAACTTAACCTTATGTTCTAACCAACAACCACAGTGTTTACATCTATTCTGTCTCATACTATAATACTCACACTTCTTACATATATCCAATCGTTCTTTTTTTAATTCATCACTTGCGAATACTTCTCCTGGTGATAGATTTAATACACCATCCTTGACCACTTCAAATGTAAACTTTGCAAGACTCTTTCCTTGTTCCTTAATTGTAGGAAACTCTTCCCCCTGGGGATGAGCACTCTGTGCGTCCTTGTTATTATCATCCATTGTAATTTGCCAAATAGAACCAACCTGTTGCAATATACTTTGTTCCTTCTAAGACTAACCCTCCTCTATGGCAATGTGTCATACCTGCGGGCCATATTAGTAACTTTCCCTTCTCAGGTTGTATTCTTTTCTTATAATATAAAAACTCTGTTTCTCCACCTTGATAATCATCATTCAAATAGATCATCCATACAAGACATCGATTGGATTGTTCTAAGTTTGAGTTCTCATCGTGCCAGACATGATAACCACCACCGGCAGGAGTCTTCTGTATCTTCTGTGAGAGTGAATACATTGGTACAGTCTTTAGATGACCAAATACATTTACATATTCATTAAAACATGGTTGTAATGTTTCATTTAATAACTGTGATTGATTATCTTTCATTGCAGGATTCATCTCTGCCAAATCTAATGCCCAATCAAATCGTCCGGCATTACTGTTCTCAAATTGATTGTCTTCACAGAACACTGCATCAATATCCTGATAATAATCAAAAGACTTTATAATACCATCACAGAACTTAGAATCATATACATTAGAATACGTTCCTATAAAATCACTATATTCACCTTTGAGTTCAATTGTTTCCATTCAAATACTCCTTCAGTTCTGGGTTCTTTTCAATAATTAATTGTTTGAGATAATCATAGTCCTCATCATACCACTGCTCACTATTTGATATCCACTTATCTAATGGACAATCACCAAATGGATCCTTTATCTTATGTGGTAGATAACATCCACAATACTTACATCCCTCCTCGGGTTCATCAAAATACTCACATTCATCACAAATTGACCACCTTTCCTTTTGACA